AACAACACCCGCTCCATTAAGAACATCGGCATGGCAAAGACCACGATGCCCCACGCGAGCAACGCCCTGGACCTGGCGGGCATCTTCACTACCTTTGCCAACCACGCCTCCGACATGACAGACTATGCCTCCTGGCTCTGCACGATGGAGGACATCAACCGCCTGTTCAACTACCAGTTCCGGGACGAGGAGGGCAACCCAACCGGCAAGACCATCAAGGGCCTGCTGGACCGCGTGGGCGGCCCCGGCAGTCAAAAATACTGGCACAACCTGATGGAGGACATCCAGAACGGCATCAACGCCCCCGGCGACAGCCCCATGTGGGACATCGCCGGAAAGACCATCGGCGGCTTCAAGGGCGCAGCCGTGGGCGCGAACATCCGCGTGGTCATCCAGCAGCCCACGGCATTCTTCCGGGCGGCGGCGGTACTGGACCCCCAGGACATGGCGCGGGGCCTTGCAAGAGGCGTTACGCGGGGCAGCGGATGGAAGAAAGCCCTGCAATACTCCCCCATCGCCATGCGGAAGGATGCGGGCGGCTTCGACATCTCCAGCCCCTACCAAATGACCGAGACGCTGTTCGACAACCGGACGAACGTGCGGAAGCTGAACGACGCCCTTTCTGCCCCTGCGGGTGCGGCGGACGCCGTGACCTGGGGCAAGCTGTGGAACGCCTGCGAGTGGGCCACGGCGCGGGAACACCAGGGCCTCACCAAGGGCAGCGAGGCGTTCTACCGGCAGACGGCAAAGCTGTTCGCGGAAGTCATCGACCAGACCCAGGTGGTAGACGGCGTGCTCCAGCGGTCCAACATCATGCGCTCCAGCAACGCGGTGGTGAAGCAGGCGACCAGCTTCATGGGCGAGCCTATCATGAGCCTCAACCTGCTGATGCGGGCCTATGACCAGGTGCGCTACGAACAGAACAGCCAGAAGCGCGGCAAGGCCATCAAGACGATGGGCCGGGCAGCCACGGCCCTGGTGGTGACGAACGTGGTCAATGCTCTGGCCCAGAGCCTTATCGACGCCATGCGCGACGATGACGAAGATAAAAAATACTGGGAGCGCTTCCGGGCTGCGTTCACCGGCATCTCCGGTGACGAGGAGACCCCCTGGGAGAAAGCCTGGAACGCCATCATGGAGGGCAACGTCGGCAGCAACATGAACCCCCTGGGGCAAATCCCCTTCGTGAAGGACGCGCTGTCCATCATGCAGGGCTACGACGTGTCCCGCACGGAAATGGAAATCGTGTCCGACCTTATCCAGGCCGGACAGACGGCCATCCAGAGCGCCGACGGCCAGGGCAAGCGGACCAGGGCCTACGCCCTCAAGGGACTGCTGGCCGCCGGTGCAAAGATGTTCGGCATCCCGGCCTCCAACCTGACGCGGGATATGTGGGGCCTGGCCCGGAGCGCAGCGGTGGAGACCGGAAACATCCCGCTCCAGTACGAGATGGAAAAGGCTATCTACAACATCTCCAACACCGGCAACAAGAACCGCTATTACGCCATTCTGTACCGGGCGCTGGAGCAGGGCGACATGGACGCCTACCAGCACATCAGGGACGACCTGATGAACAGCATGGGCGTGGACGGCGCAAGCATCGACAGCGCCATGCGGAGCCGCTACAACAAGGCCGTTGAGAAGGACCCGGACTACACCCTGCCCCAGAGGGAGCGGGACCTTATCGGCAGCAGGGACAAATACGCCCCTGTCAAGGAGAAGGAGGAGACCTTCGGCGCGGACGACCTGGGGAGCAGCGCCTACCGGGCATACTCCGACCAGCGGGCCAACGACTACCGCAGCATGGCCGACGACCTGGCGAGCAACCCCATCTTCCGGGGAATGGACGACGAGACCCGCGACAAGGTGCTCAAGGCGGCCTATGATCTGGCCGACAAGAGCGCCCTGGCGGACCATTCCGACGGACAGTACGAGGTCAGCACCAAGTGGATGGCCCAGGCCGACGACGCAGAGGCCCAGGGCATCGAACCCTGGGAGTACGTTCTGTTCCACACCGCCTACAACGAGATGGAAGGGACCAAGGACGCAGACGGTAAGACCGTGAAGGGCGAGGCCAAGAGCGACCATGTGCGGGAATGGCTGGAGGACTTCTCCGGCCTGACCGACGAGCAGCGGGCTTTCCTCTGGGGGACCGTCTACACCAGCGAATGGTAAAGAAAGAAGGGCCGGGAGTTAATCCCAGCCCTTCTTATTTTCTTCAAACGCCGCCGCCGTAGCTGCACGCTCTACAAAATCGGCCTTGTCTGCATCCGTGTCTATCCCGTGTGAACGGAAATATTTGTCCAGTTCCCCATCTCTTTTGAGCGGAATTTCCAAGGACGGGTGCCGCTTTCGCTCTCCGCTCTCGCGCAAGTCCCAGAACGAACGGAGAATGAAATAGACAATCAATGCGAGAAATATTGCTTTGCCCATACGTTCCCTCCTCATGGCCTGCATACGGAGCAGGCATATTTGCCGTCCCGCTCCGCGTCTGCGGGCGTTTTATAGTAGACCATGTTTTCCTCCAGGATGTTGTCCACATAATCGCAAGCGAGCCGGTGGTATTTATCGCTGTTCACGCTGGCAACATACTCGCAGTTCTGTCTCCTGGTCCATTCTGTAAACGTAATAGCATCGTTCTGTGAGGTGGGGACTGCCGAAGTTTCTTTCAACTCTGCCGCAGCCTGGGCCGGACGGAACGCAAAGAGCAGCACTAAGGCAAAGAAAACGACGCAGAGGACCAGGGCGATATTGCGCTGCTTTTTATATGCACGGGCTTCCTGCTCTGCCCTTCCGGCCTTTGCGTTTGCATAGTTCAAGCTATCCCGCAGCGAGTAAGCCCGCTCGCTCAACCAAGCCTCGAAACAATCCGGGCCGGATGAAGGGAAGTTCCCATCTTTATATCGTTGTGCCATTGTTTTCTCCCATTCCTGCTTATAGCTGGGGAGCAACATGGGTCCCATTTTCAAGCTCATTCGGTTTTCCTCTCTTTCAAATTTTTATCTGCTTCGGGGCGAAAAGGATGCGGGGCTTTGATATGCTCAATGGGAAAGGCAGGTGATACCAATGGAGTGGAACATCATTGTGGGACTGGTATGCACGGTGCTGGGCGCTGTCATCAGTTATGCCACCTTCTCCCGCAACAAGGGAAAAGACGACAGGAGCAGCGGCCAACAGCTCGGCACCGTTTTGACAGAGCTGGGGTACATCAAGTCCAACACGGACGAGATCAAGACGGAACAGCGAGAGCAGCGCAAGACCAACACAGCGGTGGAGGGCCGTCTGGCTGCCGTGGAGGCCAGCGCCAAGTCCGCACACCACCGCATTGACCATCTGGAGGCGGTACGAGATGAAGAACATTAAGACGACCACGCGGCGGCTGTTCGTGACAACGCAGATCGCCGCGCTGGGGTGGGTCACGATGTCCTACCTCATCGCCCTGTACGCCACGGTGCGCCTGGGCCAAGTGTTCCCGGTGGTGGACCTGTCCGAGCAGGCCATCGAGACCATCCTGGGCGTGAACGTCCTCAAGGTGGTGGAGAACATCTTTGAGCACAACGACGGGGTGGTGTTCGGCAAGAGCAACGCACCGGAGAAGAAAATCAAACGAGATTGCTAAAGGAGGAAGCTGCAATGAGAAAGGCTATGCTGTCCCAGCCGATGGCTGGAAAGACCCAGGAGGAGATCGTCGCCACCAGGGAGAGGACCGTCGCCGCCCTGAAAGCCAGGGGCTTCGAGGTCATCAACACGCTGTTTACCGATGAATGGTACAGCAAGGAGAAGATGGAGGAGCGCGGCGTGGTGCAAATCCCGCTGTGCTTCCTGGCAAAGTCTCTGGAGAATATGAGCCTGTGCCACGCTGCCTACTTCTGCAAAGGCTGGGAGCAGGCACGCGGCTGCAAAATCGAGCACGACGCCGCCGTGGCTTACGGCCTGGCCATCATCTACGAGGAGTAAAGGAAGGAGCACATCATGGATATTACGACCATCATTGAAGCGGCGGCTGCCCTTGTGGCTGCCGTCATCACCGCCGTGGTCATCCCCTATATCAAGAGCCGGACCACGGCCCAGCAGCAGGCGGAGATCAATGCCTGGGTGAAAATCGCCGTGACGGCTGCGGAGCAAATCTACCGTGGCAGCGGGCGCGGCGAGGAGAAGAAAGCTTACGTCCTCAACTGGCTGGCGGAGCACGGCATCACCCTGGACGAGGATCGCATC